GCGCCAGTAATAGCGCGAGCCACCCAGGTCGTGTTGTAATCAATTTCATCAGTCTTCGCCAGAACTTGTCCAGCAATGCCGCCAATTGGTACGCCTGGGCCAGTAAGACCAATCTCGCCTTGAGGTCCAATCTCACCCTGCGGCCCAATCGGTCCCTGCAAACCTGTCGGACCTTGTGGCCCAATCAGCGAGGTAAGCCACTCTGCTTCAGTGCCGACGAAGCCATTCGTTACTGCGACTTGATATGCAGAGTCACCATCTGCACCATCTGCACCGGCAGGTCCAGTCGCTCCTGTAGCACCTGTAGCTCCTGTCGCGCCAATCGGACCTTGAGGACCAACAATCTGCCCAACAGACGCCCATGCAGAGCCAGACCAGGTGTAGAGGTCGCCGTCCTCTTCAACGATGTACGAATCACCGATAGTGTTCGGACCAACCGGCAGGTCCGCGATGAGCAGCACCGAACCAAGAAGCTGAATGCCAGCACCAGTTGCTCCAGCCGGTCCCTGAGGACCAACAGGACCAGTCGGACCAGCAGGACCAACATCGCCTTGAAGTCCCTGAGGACCAGCAGGACCAACAGCGCCTGTGGCTCCAGTAGGACCAATCTCGCCCTGAGGCCCCATCTCACCCTGAGGCCCAACCGGTCCTTGCAAGCCCGTCGGACCTTGCAGGCCGTCAGCGCCAGCAGGTCCCATCGGGCCAGTGTCGCCTTGAGGTCCAACCGGTCCCTGAATACCGGCAACGCCTTCAGGACCTTGAGGTCCGATTTCGCCTTGAGGACCAATTGGGCCAGCAGGACCAACATCGCCTTGCGGACCAGCAGGACCAGCAGGTCCTTCAATGCCCTGAGGACCAGGCACGCCACCAGTGACATTCACTGTCGTGAAGGCCGCTGGAACGGTAACTTGAATTACATCGAGTGCCATTAGACCTCCCGCGTTACTTCGCGATTGACGGTGAAGGTGCCCTTGTCGATGAGCAGAACATCACCATTCGTATTTACGACCTCGTAGTCATAGACTGCCTCGAGGGATTCTCCACTGACCTTTACACCTGTACCAATGCCATAAGCCGTATCTTCAGGCAGAAGAGTATTTGTGAATTGACCAGTAACGCCGCCATTGCTAATCTTGCCGTTCTCAGTCGTGAGCGTGAGCAGCTTCGGCGTGCTGTTGAAGGTAGCACGAACATGCATGCGTGCTGTGTAGCCCGTGATGTCCAGCGGCGCTCCTTGGTCATCGAGCAGAGTGTAGGCCCACGAGACTGACTTGCCCTGCTCAATCGTGATATTCCCGCTGTCATCTCGCGAGAAGTTCATTACTGTTGCCATTGTAAATACCCCATTTCGTCTTTATGTATTTAGACTTTGTCTTTAGATGGCAAATGTGAGCTGGTCCAGATGAATCTCCCAGCCGATATCACCAGTTGCTGTGAAGCCAGACAATGGCTGACCAGACGAATCAAGAAGCTGAATGCTAATCCAGAGATACACATCATCCGTGCTACCTTGGCCCCAACTTGGCAGTGGCAGCGTAGTCCTGAAGGTCTTGCCTGAGCTGCCATCAATTGTTCTGTTGAACATCGGCACAACATTGGCGAAGTCTCCGCTGGCGTCGATATCACCTGCATCCGGTGGCGTGTCATTCATGCGAACAACAACTGCTGCCCAAGCTGGAGTCGATGAGAACACACGGCATGTGAGTGAGACCTGCGCATTCCACGCAGTGTTCAGACCATTTGCTGGCGGCGATGGATTGACAACTGGAATCGTCGCCATACCAAGGCCGTCAAGACGAGCATACATCGGATTCGTGCCAGCTGTGCCAGCCATGTTGCCTGCGTGCTGGTCCAGAAGACCGGTCGAGTCAAAGGAGACTGAATACCACCCATCCCAGTTCCGAACACCGCCTGGATTCGAGACAAAGGAGCCATCAACCGTAATCGCATCAGCATTCAGAGTTCCACGAATCTCAGCGGCATCAATGACCATCTTGCCAGAGCCTGCAGTTCCGTCGCCCTTAGCAATGACCCAGCCAGCAGTTCCATTGGCAGTGACCACGCCATCGACGATTGTGCCATTGAAGTCATCGCTGGCAATGTAGTCGCTAATCTTTGCGCTTGTAATCGTCGAATCAACCAGCTTCGAGCCAGTGATGGTCGTATCAGCAATTTGTGTAGCCGTGATGGTGCCAGCAGTAATTTTGTCAGCAACGATGGCGTTTGCAGCAATTTTGTCCGTCGTGATTGCATTCGCAGCAATTTTGTCTGACTCCACAGCGCTTGCATTGATTTTGCCTGCAGTTACTGCATTCGCCGTAATTTTGTCTGCCGTGACCGCGTTAGCAGCAATTTTGTCTGCCTCGACGGCATTTGCCGCAATGTTTAGCGCAACTACTGAATCTGCAGCGAGCTTGCCAGCAACGATGGAGCCAGCAGCAATCTTGTCTGCAACGACTGAGCTTGCAGCAAGTAAATTCGTTGTGATGCCTCCATCAACGATGAGCTTGCCTGCATTCATCTTGCGAAGTGTGACATCACCGAGCTGACCAAAGTCTGAGAAGCCATCGCCATCAATGTCACCAGGACCACCAAAGCCAACTGATACCTGCGTGTAGGTCATCTTCAGACGAACGCGCTTCACAGAGGTGTCAGTCGGCGTGAAGGTCATTCTAACCCATCCGCTTGTGGCAAGACCGATGTTAGCTACCGTCGTCCAAGGACCATCAGCAGAAGTGCCAGTCTGAATGTCTGATGTGAAGGAGCCACTACCAGAGATGAGGTCAATGCTGCCCTCAATAGTGCCTGGATAAATGCCACGGTCGTTCTGATACACCAGCAGCAGAACTTCAACGCCGCTGGTGTCGAATGGCTGATTGTATGCAACAGCCGTTGAGCCTGAGGTTTTGCGCAGAAGCGCGTAGTTCAGACCTGACACACCAATGAGCTCTGATGAAGCGTCAGCCGTCCATTCAGTTACCTTGCTGAAGTGCGCATACGGCGAAGTCCCAGGCGTCGTTGTGCGATACTTCATAGCGCCGTTGATGGCGTAGTTGTTGATGTCGGTAATCGTGAGCTTGTCGTAGGTTACCTGCCCATCACCAATCTTCTCAGACAACACAGAGCCAGCACCGAGCTCTGCTGAGCCGACTGCGCTTGCCGCAATGTTAGAGGACTGCACGGTGTCTGTGCCGATTTGCGTCGAGGTCAGCGTGCCAACAAGGTCGATGGTACCAACTTCGGCAGTCCAAGACCCGCTGTGGTAGCGATAGAGCTTGCCGTCTGTGGTGTTGTAGAACAAATCACCTTCAGCGCCCGTGAGTGGCAATGTTGCGCCGCTTGGAATGCCAGCACTTGCCAGCATCGTTGCGCTCAGTTCAGCACTGAAGTTCAAGTCAGTCTTACCGAAGGCGTCATAGGCAGCGACCTTGTAGTAGAAGGTGCTGCCAGTCAGCGCGGTATCAGAGAAGTAAGACGCGGTCGTGTCAGCGATGAGGTTAGACGGACCAACCACAAAGCCAGGCGTAGCGCTACGATGAACCAATACGCCACCGAAGTCTGTGTCTGTAGGCTTGTCCCACAGAATCTTGATTGAGCCGACACCACCAACTGCGCTGGTATTGGCAAGTGGGTCTGGTACAGGATTGCTGAAGGTCTTCGTTGCTGCATCACCAAGAAGCTTGTTGCCATCACGCGGAGTAACAACGATGGTGACTGACCGACGAGGACCAGCATCAAACAGGTTCTTGTCGTAATCATACACATAGGTCTGCGTTAGACCTGGCAGAACGCCTGGAAGATATTCAGTTCGAAGAATAGACGCGCCATCCTTGACCTCGACCTTGAAGTCTCCAACAGCGCTTGGCTTCGAGCCATTGCTTGTTGGATTCACGAAGGTGACAGCGAGAGTGCGGCCACCGAAGGTTGTGCCGCTCGTATTCTGCACGAAGAAATCAGTGACCGCATCTAAGTCTCCGCCAGGTGCTTCAGTTGTTGCGACGGTGTAGGTGCCGGTCAAAGGCAGTGACAGTACATCCTTGTACGAGACTGCGAAGACCTTGACAGAGGTCACGCCAGACGAGACATTCTGAATCTCGTAGTTCGGCACAGTTGAAGTAACTGTGACAACCTGTCCATCATTGACTCGGTAGGTCACCTGATAACGAGCCACAACTGTCGAGACTGACGGAGTCCAAGACAGAACGAGTGAGCGCTTCAGGGAGTTATCCACATTGAGGACGCGCTCAGTGAAGACCAAATTCGTCGGCTTCTGAACAGTCGTGCTCAGTGGGTCACTGAAGACCTTCGGTGGCACCACAACGCCTGTCTCAATGCGAGCATACTTCGCCGCATCATAGAACGCAGCCTCAATCTGGTAGATGCCACGAGCCTGCTCGCTGACACGAGTAACACGGAAGTCTCGTGGAGACACACCAGCCGTGCTGAGAATGAACGGAGCCATTGCATCAGCAGCGCCACTAAGTCCTGTGACGGTGATTGTGTCGCCAACTGCAGCGGTGACTGTTCCAGACTCAAGAGCACCATTTACACGCACATCGATGCTGCTTGTGCCGGAGATGGAGACTGGTCGGTCAAGCACAATCTCGCCAACAGAGGAGCTGATGACACGACCACTGTAGATTGTTGGCGCATACTGCTCGTCGTGAATGCGAATCACTTCGTTTGGCAGGACCAACTGACCCTCAAGACCAGTCGTGAAGGTAACCGTCTCAGTGCTGTTCAGCAGAGTATCGAGATACCACTTGCCGTAGCGAATAGCCTGCGCCTCACCAGTGCAGCCAAAGGCAGCAATGTTCGCTGGATTGTAGCCATACTTCGCAATTGCTACAGTATCCTCAACTGAAGACACGCGCTGCTGGTAACGACTCGATGGGTCATTCCAAGTCACATTCACGACGGTGTTGCGCTGCTGCAGCGCCGTGCCGACATACTTGAACTCACCGATGACATTCGCCTTCGTGAAGAGATGCGTGTAGTCAGTTGGCCGGTCCTGCAGAACAGTAATCTGTCCGCCCATCCACATCACCTTCGCGTTCATCACTGAAGCGACCTTGTTCAACAGCTCAGGCGCGAGCTCACCATTGTTGATGCTGAAGTTGAAGCTGAAGCGCGGAGCAGAGGTGAGAACGCCGGACTTGTTCGTGAAGCTCAGCAGCTCGCTGTTGTAGAGCGAGGCGGAGTAGAACGAGTAGGCATCGACGAGTGACTCGTCAAGTCCGAGACCATAGCGCGTGTTCGTAATCAGGTCGTACAGAATCCACGCTGGGTCATTCGTCCAGTCATTCTTGAAGAGGCCGTCCCAGACGCCTGTGTAGGCGCGAGTGCGCACATTGTAGTTCGTCGGGACCTGAACAATCAGTCCATAGACCTCAGCACTTCGAACCGGAATAGCGCTTGAATTCACTGCGGCTGCATCAAGCTGAATAGCGCCGTAGGCCACATTCGGATAAGTCACATTCGCAACTGGCTGCAGCTCAGTGTGGAATGCCCAGAAGGTGTTGTTTCGCAGTGATGAGGCAGCACTGTCGGCAGTGACGCGAGAGACACGCACATCCCAGAGACCACTGCCAGAAGGACGGTTGATGCGGAAGGTCTCTTGGTAGGCGCTTGTAATCTTGTCGTTGTAGGTGATTGAGCGCGCCTTCTGCCAGACTCCACTTGAGGAGAGCTTCACCTCAACAAGCAGCTCAACTGCGGCACCACGAAGCTCGTTGTTCGTTGTGTCCTGCTCGTACAGACCTTGTGGCAGAGCAATCGTGAGACCAATCACTGTCGTTGCAGCATCACCAACGGTCTGAATGACGGGTGCCGCATTCGTAATCTCAGTATTGACAGTGACTGGGTCGCCTGCCTCTTCGAAGCCCTTTACCGTGTCCTGAACTGGCAATCCAGAGCGATACTCAAAGGCAACCTTGCCGCCGAAGTTGAAGGAGCCATCGCCATTCTGCAGTGGAGTCTGGTTCAGGTAGATTGACTTCGCACCTGCGACTGGACCAACAATCGGTCCTTCGCCCCATGCCTCAAGCGAGCTAACGATGACATTAGCGCGAAGAGTATTCTCTGACTCGCGGAAGGTCTGACCACCGCCACCCTTACCACCGCCGTGTCCAATGATGTCTTTCATGTCAAGTCCTTATCCGTGGTCGTATGGAACATAGACGGGCACGCTTGTGAGAACCGTCGTCTGGTCAAAGTTGTTCGCAGTGCTTGTGCAGTTCAACAGCACCGTAATCGTGAGGTTGTCTGAAGTCGGAGCGAAGGTGAGGTCACCATTCGATGCAACTGTAATCGTGTAGCCAGTGAGCGCATAGGTGCCTGGAGCGCGTGTGACACCGTCAATGACGAAGTCAGCCACGGCAGGATTCACAAGACCGAAGTCATTCGAGAACACATTCATGCCTGCGCTGCTGCCAGTCTCAACGGCGAGTGAGTTGTCAATGCCGATTGCTTGACGACGAGCCTCAATGTTCTGGCTGAGCGTGTAGGAGCCAGCGAGAAAGCGTCCATAGATGAGCTGCACGCGACCACCTTGAGCGTCGCGGTTCTCTGGCCCGTTGAACAGCGAGCTCGTTTGCTGCTTCTTCGCTGCCTCATCTGAAGCTGGTACATCAGCAAGACTTGTGATGACCGTTGAGATGGCGTATGAGATGGCTGCTGTGATTGCCACATAGGCGACGGCGTAGGCGATGTAGTAAGCCGTCGTGCCTTGAGCGAAGAAGTAAGCAGCAGTCGCTGCGGCACCTTCTGCCACATTGCCAACCTTACCAACGCCGACATGAAGCTCCTCGTAATCGCCGAAGTTGAAGGCGAGTTCGTTCTCTGTCAGAAAGGCAACCTTCTCGCCCTTGACCTTCATCACGCACAGGTCTTGATGCTTGATTAGCTCACGCCGAAAGGTCGGATGCAGCATCGTGAGGCCAGCGAAGAGCTCACGAAGATTGTTCGCCTTGAACTTCCACGGTCCAGGACCGAAGGACTTTGCCAACGGGCCATGAAGATAAACAAGTTTAGGTGCCATAGTATCTCACTGCAAGTGCCTCAAATCGTGCCCAGTCGCTGCGCTTTTGAAGGCAGCTCTTGCGCTTGACGAGGTGATGAAGAATGGTGTTCGGGCCGGTAAGGACTGATGCGTGACAGATTACTGCTGACCGAATCTTGTAGAGCAGAACATCGCCGGTTGTTGCTTTATTCCGTGGTATCGCTTTGAAGCCAGCGTTCTCGAAGTTCTTCGAGTAGTGGTCCTCGCCGACTTGCCACCAGTCGAAGCTCCGTGGAAAGTTCTTTATCTCAATGCCACGCTCAAGAAGGTAGTAGTCACGAACGATGCTGTAGCAATCTTGAACGCCGCTAATGAATTCTCTGTTCATCAGTGGCTCACGGCGATTGTCATCCATCCAAAGAACTGGGCTGATGTCCTTGCCGTCTGTGGAGACAATACCCCATGGAATCGTATCGGCAATCCACTCGACCATGTCTTGATGAGACGGCCATTCTGGAGGATGTTCTGGAGGCTTGAGCGGGTCATATGGATGACTGTGAAGAATCGCCTGAATTGGCGCTTCTCGAGACAGGTGCAGCAGAGTCGAGGACCTGATTCTAAACGAAGTGAGTTGTTTGTCTGACTCGTTGCTGCACCTGATGTATTTAGACCCTTGCAATACCCCACACGCTTCTTTAGGGTATTCGCTTAGAACATGCGCTCTAAACTCAGAAAGAGCCGCGGTATCGAGAGAGACCGGGAGCATAGACATTTCCACCGATGTTGTCCTTCAGGTATTGCCGACGCGGCAGAATGATGCTGCTCTTGTCCAGCGCTGAGGCGAGCTGCCAAGTAATCTTCGAGGCCGTGTGCTCAACCTTTTGCTCGACGAAATACAGCTCAGTAGGACTGCGAGCAAACGGGTCAGCATCTGGCATTCCGTCAAGATACTTCTCGTAGGTGAAGAATCTTCGAACAGACATGCCAACGAGGTCGCCAAGGGCGACGATGCCGGCGAGGAAGGTGCTCGTCACATTACTGACCTGAATTGTAGGACGCGGCATTGTACCACTTGTTGATGCCTCGAAGCCCATTGATGCGACTGGAAAGGCAGTGTAGGTTACGCCATTGAAGGTCACGCCATCAGGTGCAGGATACGGCGTGAGGTAATAGGTGTCGCCGCCAATCGCAGTGGCATCAAACTCGTAGAGCTCAATGAGCGGCGATGTTTGGTTCAGTTGAGTGAGTTCAGCGTTGTAGGTCATTTGACTTGTCGAAGCGAAAGAGAGATGTTGTGCAGGTCACCGGAGCTCCACGATTCAGAGTAGCCATCTGGCGTCATCTTGTAGGTCTTCTCGGTCTCGCCTTGAGGCGTCCAAGTGATGATGCCAGTGGAGCCAACAGAATCAAGCATTGCTACAAGCGTGTCTCGCTCTGAAGTCGTCAGATTACTCCAACGAAGACTCCAAGTCTCGAGGATACTGTTGATGCCGTCAGGTGTCTCTTGTGAGTAGCCATCGCCGAACTGCGCCTGAATGATGCGCTGCTTCTTAGTCCGGCTTGAGGACTGGTCAATCATGTCTGTGAGAACGAGTGCTGTCATGTTATGCTCCTCGGCGCAGAATGCCACCGTATCGTGTTGCCTCACCAATTCGGCCGTCAGCGACTTCCTTCATGGTCTTCATCAGCTCTGCACGCAGTGCCGCAGCAGTCTCATCATTCGTTTGACCGCCCTTGACATTGATTTGAATCGTGCCAATCTGAACACCACCGCCAGAAGAACCACCTGCCGCTGGGTTGTATTTCTTCGGAATCACCGCCTCGCCTTCGTGCAGAATTGCATTGAAGCCGTCATAAGGCACATAGTTCGTGCCAGTCGCCATCTTCTTGCCGCCGGAGAGTGAGGTCATCACTGAACCCCAGAAGGAGCCACCACTTGTAGCGCCAGTAAGTCCGGCCATGAGCGGCTTGATGACGGTAATCTGAATGAACAGACGAGCCAGGTCAGCGAGCAGCGATTGAATGAAGCCCTTGAATGAAAGCTTGCCAGTCGTCGTGAGCGTCACAAGCGCCTCTTCGAGACCATTGAAGGCAGTCTCACCAATGCGCTGCATGTTCGAATACTGCTCAGTCGCTTCCTTGATTACAGGTGTCTGACGAGCCATGTTCTCTTCGATGACGAGCTGATTCGCAGCAAAGACCTCCATCGTGATGGCGCCAGCTTCGAAGTCCTTGATGAGCTGCGACATCTGGTCACGGTAGCGCTGCAGAGGGTCAGCAACTGAAATGTAGCCCTGAATGCGCGCCTGAAAGAGGTCACTCTCCTTCTTTATCATCTGGTCGATGAGCGCAAGGTCCTCGTAGTAGCGCTGCCGGTCTGCCTCTTGAAGGGCATAGACTTGAGCATCAGTAAGTCGTGGGTCCTTTGGCTTATCAGCACCACCCTTTGCTGGCGGCTTCGCAGCATCTGACTTCGCCTTCAGCGTGGCTGCAGCACCGGTTTCATTGACGGATGCAATCTCGCCAAGACGGAACTCGCGAGCAGATGCCTCCTTGATTGCTGCAATCTTTGCGTGTGCAGCATCATAGTTAGCCTTGGCCTTCGCAAATGCAGCCTCATTCGCCTTACCAAAGCGGCCAGCATAAAGGTCCATCTGGGACTGCGCTTGTGCCGCCTCAGCAGTGGCAATTGCCAGCGGTGTCGAGGCAGCCTCACGAGCAAGACGGAACCCAGCCAGTGCTCGACGAATAGAGTTCAGCAGCGATGAGACCATGTTGGCGACTGACTCGATGATTGTGCCCGCATTACGAGCAATCTCATTCGAAAGACCTTGCCAACCAAGCTTCAAGTCAGTCATCGCCTTCTCTTGCTTACCACCGGCATCAACCAAGTCCTTAGTGACTTCAGCACCGAACTTTGAGACACGACCGTTGTAATCACCAAGAGCTGTGGCTGCCTCACGAATTGCTGGAATGTTCTCACGGAAGGAGCCACCAAGAAGCTGCTGAACTGCGGCAGTCGCCTTAGTTGTGCGACCAAGCTCGTCGTAGTTCTTGATAATGATGCCAGCAACTTCGGTCTCTGACTTGCCAGCGACATCCTCCATGGTCATACCCAACGACTCAAAGGCGTATCTTGCACGCTCATTGTCGTCGTCGAACTTGTTCATGGACTTGCTCAGGCGGTCATAGGTGCCTTGAAGCGAGGTGACTGTGGTGCCATTCTCGTTCGCAAGTGTCGTAAGACCAGCAAGACGGTAAGTCGTGAGACCAAGTTTGTCCGCCATCTCGCCTGCCTCATCGGCAGCAGCACGAGCACCCATGGCGATTGTCTCAAGACCAAGGTAAAGGACGCCTGCTGCAGCGGCAGTAGCTGAGAGCGCAGTTACTGCAACACGACCAAAGCTTGCGACCGCAGTCTCTGCAGTGCCGATATCACCAGCAAGAATCTTGAATGCATTAGCGCGCTCAGCGCTGATTGCAGCACGCTCAGCAGCACGAGAGACTGCGAGGTCAGAACCAGCAGGAGCACGCTTAGGGCCACTTGCTACGGCTTGGTCATACGCATTCTGAAGTTGTTGTGCCTTGGCGAGCGATTGTGCATACGCCTGAAGCTTCTCATTCGCAGCACTCGCCTTAGACGAATACGATTGAAGTGCAGCACCACCAGCAACGAGAGCGGCGGTATTCGAGCCAGAGGCGACGGCTGTCGTCTCCATCTTCTGTGCGAGTGCTGAAGATTCGGTTGAGAGGAGCTTGTGTCCGCCAAGAACGCCGGCGATTGCTGTAGCAATGCCATCGAACTTGTTTGCCAGCGCTCCAACTGGCCCGTCCATACCCTTCAGAACATCAAAGGCGCCGCCGAAGCTGCTTAGCGATGAGGTGCTCTTGTTGATGCTGCCGCTAAGACCATCGGCGCTGGTTGAAGTCTTGTCAATGCCAACTGCGGCGCTCTTTGCAGAGGCTTCAAGCTTGTCAATGTCCTTCGTTAGGTCATTGGCGCCTTTGCCTGCCTTGTCGGTGTTCTTGTCAAGTTCGGCGAGCTTCTTGTTCGCCGCATCGAGCTCATTTGTCTTTGCTCGAAAGATTAGTTCTGCCAGAGTTGCCATGATTGTCCTTTGCGTAGTGCTCTTGAATGATGATGGCATCTAACTTGCGAATGACATCAATCTCCCACGGACTTAGCTGCTCACCTGTGACGGCCATGTAGGCTTGAAGCTCGGTGAAGGTAATCGGGAGTGGTCCGCTGAAAGAGTATGAGCGGGTGCTTGAGAGGTCATAGAGATGCCCTAAGAGATATTCAGAACCAGGCTGAACCTCAACTGGGTCAAGGTCAGCGTATTGAACACGCAGCACCTCTTCAGGAACTTTCGCCTTGCGCTGCTGCTTGCGAGCGCTCTCAAGACTGGCACGGACTGTTGTGTCACCTGCAGGAGCGCTTAGTCTGCACTCCTGCCGAACACGAGCTTCAAGCTTCTGCCTTACTTCCTCGAAAGAAGTTCAGGCGATTGACGATGAACGCCTCGACCTGCTCCTTCATGAACGCAAGCTCTGGATTCGCCATGAGCTGCACGGCAACCTTTGGTGAGTAGGTCAGCTCAGTACCATCGTCGTTCTCAAGGCCTGTCCAACCAACGATGCACGATGCGGCGAGCTCAGCATTTGCCGAGTCCGCCTCATCAATCGTCATCTTCTTGCCATCCATGAAGGACTGACCGAACTTCTTCGCGGCCTGCTTGTATTGAACGGAGTCCTTGGAGACGACCTTCAGAACGATACCTGAGGCGTCTCCATTTGGAAGAACAATCGGCAGCTCAACGGTGCGAGGTGCCAGTGCTGAAAGTTTCATTATGCGCTGCGGGTGATGGTGAGTGATGTGCCAGCGACCGTGTCGTAATCAGCTTGGAAGTCAAGCTGAGCAAGAACCGGACCTGTGTCTGCACGGACGATGCTGCCAGCAGTGTATTTCACATTTGGCAGCGAGAAGGTAAGCGTTTCAGCCGGAGTTCCAGCGCTCAGCACGAAGGCCAGCGTCGAGGCAGTGCTGTTGTAGAACTTGTTGTAGAGCGTGGCATCTTCGAACAGAGCCGTGACCTGACCAGTGATTTGAACACGGCCAAGGTTCATGCTGCGATACGAGCTATTGCCAAGCACGCGATTGCCAGTCACATTGTTCGTGAGGTTCAGGCTGATGGCAGTCATGATGGCGCTTGGAGAGCCAGCCTCGCTGATGGTGCCTTCCTCGTGGAAGAACACGGACTTTGTGGTGATTGGCGTCAGTACAGAAGCGACGGTTGCGCCCCATTCAGCAGTGCCCTTGCCCATCAGACCGAATTCGGCAGTGATGAGGTTCTCTGGCGTGATGGACATCGCAAGAGTGTTGAAGGTGATGCCATTGAAGACACGGTA